CGGCAAATGGATTGGCTCAGCAGGTCGCTACCAATACCGCCGAGATCTCCGAACTCGACGGCGTGGTCACCGCGCAGGCAACAGCGTTTCAGGCGCTGCGAGCGTCCCACCGTGACGATGACGGCGAGGGTGATCTTGCAGATGCCATGAAGGGCTGGACCAGCACAGCAGCGATCGCCACAGAAGAGAAGGTCAGGGCATCGGAGAATGAGGCTACAGCTCAACGACTCACAACTTTTGACGCAAAAATCGGAGAAAACGCGGCCAACATCACCGAGCTGACGCAGGTGGTGGCGACCGCAAATTCCGCGACGGCGACAAAAATTGATCAGCTCAATGTCTCGGTTGGCGAGAACTCGGCTGCGATTCAGCAGACGTCCGCTGCCTATGCGGACACGGCCGGCAAGTTGACGACGATGTGGTCGGTGAAAATGCAGGTCACGGCGAATGGGCAGTACGTCGCGGCAGGTATCGGCCTTGGTATCGAGAATACCGGCGCCGGCTTGCAGAGCCAGTTCCTGGTTGCGGCTGATCGGTTTGCCATCGTCAACACCATAGCCGGTGGCGCGATCTCCGTGCCGTTTGCAGTGCAGGGTGGCCAAGTGTTCATGAATTCAGCGTTCATCGCTGACGGCACGATTACCAACGCCAAGATTGGCAGCTACATCAGCTCGACCAACTACATCGCCGGCCAGCAAGGCTGGATTCTCAATAAAGACGGAACGCTTGAGATCAACGGCATCGTGCCCGGCCAGGGTCGGCTGGTAATCAACTCGCTGAACGTATCGGTCTACGACGCCAACAACGTGTTGCGCGTCCGGCTCGGCTATCTGGGGTGATCAATGGCATATGGAATGCGAATCTGGGGTGCCGACGGCGCCCTTCAGGTCGACGAGAATTCATTCACCATTCGAGTAGTGCTGTCGACGCTGGTGACTTTCAGTAACGCGGCGAAGACCAACCAGGACTTTTCGGTTCCCGGAGTGGGGCCGACGAATGGTTGCGCGATTGTTGTGCCAATCGGGCCTTACACCGACCTGCAACAGCAGTTCGAAACTGAGCTCGTCGACAACGTGGCGAGGGTCTATAACCACACGCGCGGTTACGCCAGTACGATCGCGTCAGGGACGATGCGACTGATCGTAATGAGGTTCAACTGATGGCGGGATACGGCCTTCAATTCACAAACAACAGCAACGTGGTCACTCTCGACTCGGAGTTTGCCCGGTTGATGGTTATCTCCAGCGGAAGATATGCGCCGACTGAAGAAGCCGGCATGGGCTCAACAACCTACTTCGAGAGGCCAGTGACTTCCCAAGAGCCACCGCTGGTGTTTGTACGTCCGGACAACATCGGTTTGATCGCAGGTCTGACCAATATACGGTTGATAGGGTCAGCCGGTAACTGGACCGGCTTCTATGTCAGGACATATAGCAGTGCGACCGCTCCGCCAAATGGCCGCTACTTTGTTGCGGCATTTGCAGCTCAAGCGGTCGCTCAGTACGGCATGCGGCTCTGGGATGGGGCTGGCAAAATGCTTTTCGACTCCGGAACGCCAAACGCCACGTTCACGCGAGCTTTCCAGAACTGGACATATGTGAAGTCGGATCAGACCGATCAAGGCCTTTATCGCAATTATTATTCGGTGCCGTTCAGCTTCCCCCAGAACGAATTCATGCTGATCAACAACTTCGGCATGACAATGGTTTCGGGTGGGAATATCCCCAGACAGCTGTATTGCACTTGGGATTTCTCCACCGGCACGCTCTACGCCGTAACGGTAGCGGCCAATAATCCATTCGCGTTTTTCCTGCCGGCGCTTTTCGCAAAGCAAGCCACTTAATCAAACTCCAATAGGATGCAACTATGCCCTGGCACAGATTGGGTACGGTTTCGGTCACCCAAAATTCCAGCACGGTGACCGGCGTAAACACCGCGTTTGCCGCAAATACCAGGATTGGCGACGCCTTTATCGGCCCGGACGGTCGTCTATACGAACTCTCGAACGTCGCGAGTGACACGGTTATCTCGATTGTTCCGGCCTACTTGGGGCCAACAGCGTCTGGCGCGGCCTATGCGGTAACGCCAGTTCAGGGTTACCAGAAAGGGCTGGCCGACCAGGTACGGGACTGGGTGAATACCTACGGACCGAAGATGGCCTCACTTGGGACTACGGGCAACTACGACACGCTCCCTGTTTCAAAGGGCGGCACCGGCGCAACGGATCAGCAAAGTGCGCGCAGCAATCTCGGCCTGGGAACCGTCGCAACGCTTACAGCACAGACGGGGCCGCTGGATGCCACTGCTGGCCGCCCTATGTTGGTGGGGGCTGGTGGACTCTTGGGGGAGGCCCCCGGCTTTACCGGGAGCATGGATGACAGAGCGGCCGTGCCCTTCGGATCTTGCTTCATCGGCCCTTCAACGAGCGGAACCAAGCCGGCTGGCGTTTCGTACGGCTTGTTGGTCACCAAAGCTGCTACCGGTAATCAGGGCACCCACCAAGAGCTGTACGAGATCACCGGTTCCACTGGCGCCACAACCAACACCTGGCACCGAGATCAATATGGCAACGGTGGTGCATGGGGGCCGTGGCGTCGGCGCTACAGCAACAACAATATTATCGGGACCGTATCCCAGGCATCTGGTAGCCCTACTGGAGCCATCATTGAGCGCGGAAGTAATGCAAGCGGCGAGTATGTTCGGTATGCCGACGGCACCCAGATCTGCTTTAAACGGGTAGGGACGACTTCGGTGAACGCCGCAAGCGGTTCGCTTTTTCTGAGCAATGCTGTTGGATCCGGCAGCTATCCAATGGCGTTCATCTCGATCCCCACCGTTACCGCAATGGCGTGCGTCTCTGGATATCAGTGGGCTCTGTGGGCGGCGAATGCCTCGGAGCCAACCGCGACGACTTGGGGCAGCTATTACGCAGCAGCTGCTGCGGCGACTGCTCAAGGCGCTTTGATCAACATCATTGCTGTGGGGAGATGGTTCTGATGATTATTTATCTGTCACCACAACGTCGTGACGACACGCTGGCGGTGAATAAAGCCGGCGATGTGCTGGTCGTGAATGGGGAATCCTTCGATTTTTCGCCAGTGGGCGAGGGCGATACCCTTCCTTTGTTCGCCATCAATTCAATGTGGTTTTCCGGAGACGTCTCGCGGACCGGTGGTGAGTTGTCAATCACGCTGCTGTTCCCGAATCCTTGGAACTACAGCCAGGAGCAGGCATTCCCGGTGCCGTTGCTCGGCGTACCGGACGGCGACGTCGTGTTGCCGAAGCCTTTGCCGAGTGACCCACCCGCCGAAGAGCAGGCGCCATTGCCCAACACTCTGGAAAGCACTGGCGGCATTGATTGGTCTCGGCTCATCACGGCTTCAATGAAGGCTGAGGCAGAGGTGGCGGCCCACCTGCAAGCAATGAAAACGACCCTGACTGCGAAGAACTCCACGGCGGTGATCCAGATAGCTCGCATTCAGGATCGGATCGAGACCATCGGCTACGGCATCGAGGCGGGCGAGGCAACTCCAGAGGATGAAGCGGAGCAGGCTGCGTTGATGCTCAGCCTCAAGTCGTGGAAAGCCTACAAGTTTGCTCTCGGCAAAGTGACAGCCCAGCCAACCTGGCACGCCTCGCCCGTTTGGCCGCTTGAGCCGGCTATCCCGGAAATCGAAGCCTCGCCCATGAGTCGCCCCGTCGACCAAGCTTGAAACCGCCAACCAACAGAACCCGCCGCCGAGCGGGTATTTTTTTGCCTGGAGAAAAGCATGCCCATTACTCAGCAGCAGTTGCTGCAGATCCTCCCGAACGCCGGCGCCAAAGCCGGCGTTTTTGCACCTGCCCTCAATACGGCGATGCAGCACTACCAGATTGTTGGAGTGAAGCGTGTTGCCGCGTTCATTGCTCAGACCGGCCACGAATCTGGCCAGTTGCGCTGGGTACGCGAGATCTGGGGCCCTACGGATGCGCAGCGTGGCTACGAAGGCCGCAAGGACCTTGGCAACACCTTGGCGGGTGATGGCCGGAAGTATTGCGGGCGCGGCTTGATCCAGATTACCGGCCGGGCGAACTATGCCGCGTGCGGCGAGGCCCTGGGTCTGGACCTGATCAACCATCCCGAATTGCTGGAGCTGCCCCAGCATGCTGCGATGTCGGCGGCGTGGTTCTGGAAACAGAAGGGGCTGAACGATTTGGCTGATCGCGATCAGTTCAACACCATCACCCGGCGTATCAACGGCGGCCTGAACGGTTTGGCGGATCGGATTGCGCTGTGGGAGAAGGCGCGGGCGGTGCTTGCGTGACCGTGCCGTGGCGGTTGATCGCTGTGCTGGCGCTGGTGGTCGCTGGCGCCGCCGGCGCCTGGCAGCTCCAGGACTGGCGCTACGGAAAACAGTTGGCAGATCAAGCGAGACTTCACTCCGAAACCCTGAATCAGCTGACCATGGTGGCCGCTACCGCCCAGCAGGCCGAGCAGGACAAGCGGCTGGCGCTCGAGCAGCGGCTGGCGGCCAGTGACAAAACCCACACCGAGAAAATGACCAATGCTCAAAAAGACCAGGCTCGGTTGCGCGATCGCCTCGCTACTTCTGATTTGCGGCTGTCAGTCCTCATCGACGCAGGCGACGCTGCCCAAGGCTGCGGTGTGCCAGCCACCTCCGGCGCCGGCGGCGTGGATCATGCAACCGTTCGAGCCGAACTTGACCCAGCGCATGCTCAACGAATTGTCGCCATCACCGACGAAGGTGATCGGGCACTGATCGCTCTGCAGGCTTGCCAGGCTTACGTGAAGGAAATCAGCTCTCGCGCTCCCTCGCCTCCCTGAGAAGGCGCTGGTTTTCATGGAAGAGGTGCGTGTTCTGATGCTTGACGTCATTCAGCGCGCGAACCTGGCTCGAAAGTTCGGTAGTTTGAGATTGAAGGCGTACCACGTCGGCCTGGGCTGCCAGCAGCTTCTTCCGCAGTGCGTCACGGTCTTTGCCGGTCTCGGTGTTCATTTCGACCAGTTTGAATATCCGCTCCCGTTCTTCGCGGAGCTGACGGTTCAGTTCCTCGAATTCATTTTCGTAGAGTGCGAGCTGATGCCGGCAGGTTTCGAGTGGCGTCGGGCAGCCGAGCCAGTCGTCTGTGTTTTCGATATCGGAGGGATTCACGGGAACGCCTTGCTATGTACTGTTTGGATATACAGTAATTGAGGAGCGGCAGGTGGGCGATGGTAAGGCGGCGAGCTGTAGGATTTGGGGCTGGTGTGTGTCGGCAGAACGCCGTAGGAGGGCAAAGCACTGTAGGAAAATACAGCGCTAAGTTGTTGATTCTTATAGGGAGTAACGGTGATTTTTTACCCTGCGTTTTCTGGTCAGTTTCCCTTTAATATCAGTAGCTTACGTTAATTCAGAAGTCACCTTGACATGGTGGGGGTCGTT